TTTTGGCGAAGTTAAGATAAAAAATAATAAGTGGTTTGTTTTTAGCGAAAATAATAATGGAATAGTAATTACCTTGGAAGAACTCCAAGAAAAAATGAGACTTGTTATTGTGGATATGAGAAGAAGACTCGTGGAATACGAGAATCTTGCTAAAGGATTTACTGTTCTACAATGGGTTGCTTTTGAAGACGAAAATTAAAATAAAAAAGGTTGGGAATTCCCAACCTTTTTTTATGTTTATGATGATATTGGTACTACAACTAATTTTGTATCATCATAAATATAATCATTTCCCGATTCTTTAAACCATCGTGCAGAGATATGACAATATAAAATTACAAAAATAATTGATTATATTATCACTTTTTATGATTATTTTACTTTTATCCTCTTAATAATTTCATGGCAGGGTTAATCAATTACAGTTATATTCATTTTTTAATTTATTATATAATTTCCAATCTTCATTGTATATTTCTATTATCATCTTTTCTATCTTTGGTGTCATAGCATTAACAACAACAGCTTTTTTATGTTCATTTGTTTTTCTATCGTGTTTTATGTCTTTATGTTCAAGACCAATATCGGCATACATTTTTTCAAATTCTTCTTTAAGATTATCAAATAATAGCCAATAATCTAAGTTTATCAATTTCCCATTTTCATCACTTATGAAATATACTTGTGGTAAAACAATACCAGACCAAAAACGCTTTTTTAAAATATTAAGAAATTCGATTAATGTTTTTTCATTAATTTCTATTATTTTTTGTGGATGAGATTTACTAATTTCTAAAAACGAAGATGAAAACCTTTCTATAGGATTTCTTATTATTGTAAAACTGGGTCTATCTAATTTTTCCCCAAAAAGCAAAATTTCTTTTCTTTTTGTATTTAACGTATTTTTCATAGTTGTAGACGCATTTTTTGTTATTGCAAAGAATGCTGGATTACTCTGAAGATCATCATTAAACCAATATACGCATTTAGTTACTTTATTTTTTTTAATATTTTTAATTTCTGAATATTCCATTAGTTAAATATATTACAATCTTCCAAGATTCAATATTTGCAATTGTCCCTTACTATGCGTAACGGATCGAGTCACATTTTTTAATTTAATTTCTCCACGTATTTTAGATACTTTCTTGTGTAATTATATGGTGAAGTTCAGGATTTTTCTAATGAATCAACTTCACATCCACAGGTGCATATTATTATTTTTTTTGAGTTTTTATTGTTCTTGTTTATAATATCTAATATATATTTTTCCTTTTTCAATACAATATAATGATAATTTTTTAAACCACTTAATTCTAAAATCCATTTATTTAAATATTAAGTAATTTTTTTAATTCTACATAATTATATAGGATTTAAAAAAAGGATGGAACTTGAATTGAATCAGGTCCCATCCTTTAAATTAAAGTTAATACACGAATTTATTTAACTATTGTTACGATATTGGTACTACAACTAATTTTGCATCACCATAAATATAATCATCTCCTGATTCTTTAAACCATCGTGCAGAGATATGACAATCTCCTGTTGATGATGGTGTAATTGTTGCATAATTAGCTCCTGATACGTGTTCTACTAATGCATCATCACAAGTAAATTCATAAAGTCCGTCTGCACTTACTGAACAAAAAACCTGAAAAGGTTCATTTACTGGTGCGTTTTGTGGTACGATGAAAAATCTCGGTTTTCCTACTGTACCTGTTGCCATTTTTCTGCTGTCATCTAAGTTAGATAATGAATGATGATAAGGTCCTGCGTATCCTGCCATAATAATTTGTTTTTAATTAATAATAATTTTTACTTTCTTTTTATATATAAATACTCTAATATTCATAAAAATACGTTTTAATTATAAAAAAAATCAAATTATTTTTAATCCTTTATCAGTCAATTGATATCCCCAAAGAACATTATTAATTATTTTATTTTTTGAACACCATCTTGATATTGTGGACTGATTAACGTTTTCAAAATTACTTGCTTCACATGTTGATTCGTATGTTTGAATGATATGATTATCAACAACATTTCGCTTATATACCTTTTTACAAATAACTTCTTTTTGTTTTGCTGAAAAACCCAAATCCTTTTTTGTTTGACTTATTTTTTGTTTGGTTTCTTCATCACGACATTTACCTAACCAATACTTAGGTGAATTCTCACTTAAACGTTGTTTTTCTTCTTGAGTTTTTTTCTTTCCATATTTTTTTGCATCATCACTACCAGCAATAGCAATTCGTTTATTAATCCACGAATTGGTTTGTTTTATTCCTTGATGAGACCTTGACATTTTTTCCAATGTGTCTTCATTAGGAATAGAATTTCCACCACCAAATTCAATATTATAACCAAATTCCTGATCTGTTGAATTATGTTTGAGAATATATCGAATTTCTTTACTATTCAACTCATCAATAGTCTGTGCGGTATCGATTATTTTAAATTCAAAATTATCCCAACCATATTTATTGAATGCGTTTCCTAAATGATTATTGTTGAATGCATTATATTTATATGCTGCTTTATATTCATAAATTCTTTTATTTATATATCTTGTTGTTTGTCCAATATATTTTTTATTATTAATTTTATTTTCTATCATATAGATAAAACCAAAAACAAAATTTCCATCATTATTTACAAATAACTCATATTTTAATTTACCACAATTCCAAACTTTATGTGATTTACTTAATATTGTGTCTTTATATTCATTGCTAATTAATTGATTTTTTTTAAATTTACTTCCATAAGTAAATTTATGGAATAATTTATTATTGCCATCAATTAGAATTTTATAATCAGGTTGAATGTTTTTTGAAATTTTAAATCCATTGTTTTCATAAATATTATGGTTTCTATTGACTAAATTTAAATCACCAAATGATATTATTCGATTTGGTTTATATTCTTTAATAAATTTTTTTAATAACCTATTAAAGATTCCAACAAGAACACATCCCATTTTTATGGAAAATCTTGATAACTCATATATGCCAACATCATTACCACCACTCATACCTCTTACGGTATCAAATGTTATCACTGAAACCAATTTATCATCATGATAAGCACCATAAAAGATTTGTGATTTATCAGTTCCTTGAATATGATTATTATTTAAAAAAGAATTTTTTTCATTGTTTGAAATTATTCTAATATCACATTCTCTTGCATTTATTTTTATTTGATTTTTAAATTTTAGTTTATTAATTCTATCTTCGATTAAACTCTTATGGTTCAATATATCAAAATAATTATATATAATACAATTATAATATTCATTTAAATACTTTTTTTTTATTTCTTTCAAATTATTTCGTTTTAATGAAATCATATCATTGATCGATAAAAAAAGAATGATAGTATCGTTAATAACAATTTTTTTCATATATTCTTGATATTAAAATTTTTGTTCTTTTTGATGGTTCTTTAGTTAAAAAAAAACAATTCTTAGCATTACTGTAATCCAATTCAAAATCAAATTGCTCTTTAGTAATATCAATTATTTCACCATTTAATTTATTTTTTAAAAACCAATGAGTATCATCATTAATTTTCAGGAGTGCAGGTCGATAAATCTTTTTTTGATCATCATTCAATAAATGATAAAGTGCTTCTGTTGCAACATAACAATGACCTGTAAACTTATTTTTATTTTTTACATGTAAAAATCTTTTCTTTAATAAAGAATCATCTAAAAAATTAATAATATTTTCTATAATATCGTTCAAGTTATGCAATATGTTTAATTATGCACCACAAATATAAAAAAAAGGTTGGAATAATCCAACCTTTTTTAAATATCTATTTAGTGATTATTGTAAGTCACCAATTCCAAATGTTTGTAAGCCGTCACAATAGATTCTACCATAGTATCTGTTTAATACCATTTTCTTTGCATAACGAGTCATGATACCACGTATTGGTGTGAAATCGAATGGGTTATACATTACAGGAGTTAACTGCATTGGAACGTAGGGTGCATATATGTAACCGGTCTCCAAAATACTTGTTCCTTTATGACCAATAAGCACAGTGTTAGCTGGTGAATAAGGGTCACGATATACTAAGTAACGTCCACTTAAAGTACCGATTTTCTCAATACCCATGTTATACTTATCCTGCTCTGGAGCAGCATTACTAACGTGGAAATACTCAAGGTCATCAAATACAGCAGAAACTTCTGGAGAAACTACTACCCATGATGCGCCACCACGAAGGGTTGCTTTGTGGATTTGTGCTGAAATCTGGTTGATTTTAGTAACCAACGTTTGATTCCAGTCCTTTTGTACACCGTAATAAACATTAGTTCCTTTACGAAGTCCATTATAATCCCAACGAGCAGTCCAAGCAGCACCTCTACGAAGGTCACGAAGAATTTCACGGTCAATTTCAGCAGCCATTTGCTCTGACAATAAAGCTGTTAATTCTGCTTCAGCATCAATGTTATGGAATGCTGACACGTCTTGTGCCAATTCAGGTGTCCACATAGCACGCATTTTACGTGTTTCAACTGAAACAGTAACTTGGTCTAATTGGAATGTTACTTCAGCCATTCTTGAGTCTTCCTCAAGGTCTGAATATGTTCTGTAGGTCACGGTAAAAGTTCCACCAGTTGCACCAGTAAGTGCTTGGTAACCACCAGTACCAGCGTAAGTAAGGTCAGCAAGAATAACAAGTAAACCTGCATCAGTTACAATTGCCTGTCCGTATTTCTGAACCTTTACATTGAAAGGAATACTGTCACCAGCACTAATACTTTCACTTGTATAAGGAGATGGAGCATTTAAATCAATGTCAGATACAACTTGCAAACCAGCAAGGAATGCTTCAGTGTCCTGTGGAACACCAGTAGGTCCTACCAATTTACCTTGAGAATCACTATAAATACCACCAACATTAAGTTGTACAAATTTGTCAGTACCTAATACATATGTTGAAGCAGTTGTTGAACCAGTATTGGTTCTAATGTCACCCTTTGAACGGTCAAACAATGATGTACCTTCTTCAGCGTACTCAGTTGCATAGAATGCATCGTACAATGAACGAGTTTCAAATTGTGTTCTTGAGGTAGTAGCTTTATCAGCAGCATTTCCATATGCACCGTCAGGTGATGTATGTAATACACCCGCAGTTGTTGTAGCACTAGAACTTTCTACTCTTACACTTGTTTTTGGGTTTATGTAGTATAACTTACCAATAGGTAGGTTAAGTGCCTGTACAGACACGATATCGTTTGCTAACAATTTAGCAAATACTCTTCGGATTACAGGAAAAGCAACTGTTTCGAATTGACCACTGTTTGCTGAATCTGACGACTCATTAATCATGTGTGACAACTGATTCTCAAATAATTGAGCACAGTTTTCTTTTACATTTCCTTCTAATCCTTCTAACAAACCAATCTTTTCCCAACGATTGCTTGTTATTTCTCTTTGTTCACGGAGTTGTTTCAAACCAATGTTACCAACTTCCGCACTTTCCATTAAAAATCCCATTTTATTATTTTTTATGTTTTTTTAAATTATTTTTTTGCCTCTTTTCTCAACATACTCAATCAACTTCTTCATCTTTTGGATGTGAGGATCATTTGTGTATGCTGTTACTTCTGTTGCTTCGTCAAGACTTTGCTTTGAAGATGGAGCGACAGAAGCAGTCACTTTTTCTTCAATGCTTTCAGTTAAAGTAGGTTTACTTTCTTTCATTTCTGTTAAGAATGTTTTGTACTTTTCCTGTGATTCAGCGATTGTATCGACCTTCTTGAACTCATTGATAATCTTAATTTTATCTTCTTGAGTTAAAGCAAGACTTTCATTTACCAATAGGTTATTTACATGCGCTAAATTGGTATTGAAAGTTGCCATTTCCTTCAATTGGTTACGATACTTTTCAAGTGCAGACTTATATTGTTCTACTAACGTAGTCACTGACTGCTTATATTTTTTAGTCTCGTTTAATTTCTTTGTCAAACCTTTGTTTTCCCCAATTAAACTACTAATCTTTTGTTTTGATTCTGATTGAACTCCACTACGCATTTTACTTGCAGCAGCAGTATCTCTATATCCTTTACCGGGTATAGCTGCCGTTACTTTTTTCATGTTTGAGAGCGTTTGAGTTTTACTTTCTTCAATTTCTTCTTCCATTGGTGCAGGTGCACCTAAGACTGCTGCAACATCAGCATCACTAATGTCACCTTCAACCTCGTCAATCATTGCTTGGCTCGGTCCGCCTGACTCACGCCCGGGGATACTTTGCTTACCACCCTGATTTTTTTGTTCATCCATACCACTAATCATTTCATCAAGTTGCTCACGCATCTTAACGAGTTGACTAAATGCATCCCCACTTTGACCATCAGCAGAACCACGTTTTTCCAATTCTGGACGAGGTAAACCACCCATATCACTGAGTTCTTCCTCTAAACTGTCCATTCCTTGAATTTCGCTTTCGATTTCATCCATTGTAATAACTTCGTCATCGTCTTCTGCATTTTCCAAAGCAGTCCCAACGCTTGATGCGTCAAGTTCTGTTATATCAAACTCTTCCTTCATAGAAGTTTTGTTTGCCATACTTTCTTTTTTTGTTGTGATTTTTTCGAGAAATGCATCACCGTCTTCGGCTTTGCCCTTACCAAGATTCGGAGTATCGCTTTCAACGTCACCCATAAAATCTTTGTCACGTTCTTCTTTTACAACGTCTGGTCCCACTTCAGGTGCTTTTTTATCAAATGGTTGATTCTCTTCACCTTCTTTAATAACTTTTTTGGTCACTTTAGTTTCCCTAATAACCTTTTTAGTCTCTTTAGCTTCCTTTTTCATAACAGATTGTTTGTTTGATTCAATATTATCTGACTTGTCAGACTCTTTATTTTCGTCTATTTTTTTATAAGACTCTTTTTTCATTTTATTTTTATTTAATTCTTCCTTCAATAAGTCGTTAAACTTTTCAGGATATGTTTCCGCTAAACTTTTTTTAGCATTAGCATCAGCAGCTTTTTGAATTTCTGTGAATTCAATTAACGCTTCTTTAATTACCGATGTTTTTTTATCTTCTTTCATTTGTTTAAATGTTGTATCCTAATACTATATTTTTATATAAATACATTCTTATTAGGAAAAAGTGTAATTTTTAATAAAAACTACCTCACTTTTTCTTGCATATCTGATTTTTAATTATTATCTTATATGCTTTTATAATAAAAATTTATCAATTGCTGTAATTATTTTATCCTCGTCTTCCTTAAGTAAAATGCCGTTTTTATTCACATAATTCTCACCAAAACTAACGTCTCCACGTTTTTCTGGAAAAAGAAATGCACCCGGGGTACTTGGTGTTGCCACCAAATCGAAACCAATTAATTCAAAATCGTCTTGAACCAGATTTTCACCATTAATTTCATTTAATGTTCCAACACCACGACTTGAAATACCTAATTTGATTTTGTTTTGTAGATAAAGAACAATCTTATCACCAACAACTGATACAATACCCATTTTGATGTAACCGGGCGATACAATGAGTTTCATTTGACCATATAACACGTTTTCCTGTTCACCAGTACCCCACCACATTTTGGTGATCATATGAGAAATATTCTGTAATGAAATGATTGATGAATCTGGATGGTCGGCTTCTGATACTGCACTATTGGTATTAACTAAATCCTGATACAATTCAACTTGTGGTTGTAGTACTTCTTTGGGGTAGATGCGACCATTCTTGTTTTTAACACCCCATTTTTGTAAAATACAATTAACCAATACTGGTTCATTTGGTTTTAATTCAAAATTCTCATTAAGAATGTCTTTATTGATTTCAGAATTAATGTATCCAGCATCGCTTTCTATCATGATTCCAAAACCAACTTCTCCTTTTTGTAATATTTTACTCATTTTTTACATTCAAATTTAATACTTCCAAATAAAACCCCCAGCAGTATTCTTTCTTCCATTACAAACATCTGAAATGGTACAACGATTTATTTTTAATTCTTTTGAGGCAACAATTATTCCCAGCCAAGTTTTCATTTCCTTACCACTTAAATCCATTTGGATGACTTTTCTATAATTTTTTGACGATTCTGGTCTTATTTTACCGTACATTGAATTTTTTATACCTTGACGCTTAATCGACAAATTTTTTCTACCTTCATCACCAATCTTTCTATTTTTAGCACTAATCCTCATTTTATTTATGGTTTCATCACTAAAACATCTATTCTTTAATGATTTTGAAATTTTTTTATTTACAAGTTCACCTAAATTACCACCACAACCGCCATTAGCAATATTAGTTAAATTAAACCCCCACGATTTAAATATTTCAATCCAAAATTGTTCCCAAAAACCCCACTCATTTTTCAATACAATGTCAACAATCTCAATTATTGGTTCATGACCGTTTTGTAATAATGAAAGAATCCAATGATTTTTGTGAGTGTGGGTATATTTTGCTTTTCTTATATGTTCATTTAATCTAATTGTGGGGTTATCCGATTTGCCAACGTATCTAATTTTATTTAGTGTTGGGTCGGATAATGTATAAATGTATGTATAATCATCGCCTTCCTCTAATATCCTGCTTAATTGTTTCTTTAGCATATTAAATTCTTTTATATAAATAGTTTTAAATACTATTTTATTTTAATTAGCCGTCTTGATTATCTTCTTTGGGTTCAACCACGGCAACCTTAACGATGTTTTCAACAAACATATAGGTTTCCAACTTATTTATTCTTTTGGCGAGAACTTCATTAACTTCTTTGAATTTTTCTAATTTTTTTATCATAATACATAGAATCAATTAATTTTCTTTTAGATTTTTGACTTTGGCATGAATTTCATCGAGTTTCTTTAAAATTTTCTCGGAATCCGCACGACCAATTTTATCAGTTAAATCCAATAGGTTCGAAACACCATTTAATACATGAAGAGCTTCTTTTTCACTTTCCACCCATTGACGAATTCTATCCTCTTCACGCTTAAGCATTTCAACTCTAAGATTTTCCAAAGTATCCATCTGTTCTTTTCTAATATTATCGATTTTTGCAACATGTTGTTGTTGTTGTAATTTTGTATCTGCAATTCTCTTTCTTAATGATTTTATCATATAAAAAAGTGTACCGAAGAAAAAAAGCATTGAAATAGTGAAGAAATAAAAAAAGATATTCCCCCAAATAGTGTGAACGTGTGTATTTATTATTTCTGTGACTGAGAATAGTATCATTTTTTCGTTTATAATAAATAGTATGGATATCTTAATAAGTCTCATCAATTTAGATTTTTTATTATATGGTATTTATATAAAAATCTAGAAGAATGGAATGTAATACAATTGAAAATGGTAATGTAATACTTGTAGAACCTAATTGCATCAACATCAATAATGGTATTGATAATGGCATTCCCCAATATCAAGACATGTATATATTTGCTGAACTAACTGCAAGAAGTAAGGGGAGAACCGTTATAATTGATAATAATGCAAGTAGTACCACGTCTAAAAAAATAAATTTTTTGGGAAACAATCAAGATAATGAAACTGGTGACAATCCAAATTATTTGAACTTCACAACAAATTATTATGATGGGAGTACTGGAAATAGAACACATTATGAGGGTTTTGGTATTAA